AGCGTTCTCGCCATTGGCGACAGCAACCATATTCTCGAAGCCGAGCCGATTGATTTCTGCCCGTTCATTGTGGGTTCACCGATCCGCGTGCCGCATCGCATGATTGGCCGCAGCGTCGCCGAGCTTGTGATGGACATCCAGAAAATCAAATCCGGCCTGCTGCGCGGCGTCTTGGACAACATGAACCTGTCAAACCATGCCCGCGTTGCCGTGGTTGATCAGGCCGTGAACCTGGACGATCTGCTAAACAGCCGGCCGGACGGCATTGTGCGCATGCAACAGCCCGGCATGGTCCAGCCGTTGCAGGTGCCGCAAGTCATGTCGCAAGGGCTGTCGGTCCTGACGTATATGGACGATGTCCGCGACACCCGCACCGGGTTCAGCCGCGCGTCTATGGGCCTCGACCCCGATCAGTTGCAAAGCACGACCAAAGAGGCCGTGAATGCGACGCTGCAAGGCGGTCAGATCAAAGTGCAGATGATCGCGCGCACGCTGGCTGAAACGGCAATCCGGCCGCTCGCCCGACTTATTCTTGACCTGGCGCTCAAGTATTACGACCAACCACTGTTGCTGAAAATCGGCGACAGTTGGCAGTCTGTAGATCCGGCCATGATCGACGCCGAACTGGACGTTTCGATTGATGTGGGCATTGGGTCAGGCCGCGACGTTGAAAAGCAAATGGCGCTGAGCCAGATCGCTGCGATCCAGAAAGAAATTCTGACCACGCTGGGCATGCAAAACCCCGTTGTGTCGGTCGAACGCTATCTCGGCACCCTGCGCAAATTGGCCGGCATGGCCGGTCTAAAGGACGTCAACGCGTTCTTCGCCAGCAACGAGGAAATCGCGCAAGCTCGACAGCAGATGGCGAACCAACCTCCTGCCCCTGATCCCGAAGCGCAAAAAGCGCAGCGTGATTTCGAGCTGCAAAAGGCCAAACAGGAAGCAGACATCAAGCTCGCCCGTGAAAAAATGGAAGCCGAACTCCAAATACGCCGCGAAGAAATGGCGATGGAATTTGAGCTTCGCCGGATCGAGGCTCAAGCCGGCACCGACATCTCGACCAACCTGCCGCGAGGCCAATAGATGACCGACGCCGAACGCGCCGCACACTTCCAGGCGCTGCTTTCGCATCCTGGGTTCACCGAGCTTGAGGCGATGGCGAAAGAACGCGCGTTCACGACTTTCGCCCAAAGCGACGACATCGACAACATGACTAAGACAGTGGCCGAGTTTCGCGCGATCCGCCGATTGCGCCAACTGGCTCAAAACTACGTCTCTGACATCACGAATAAAGGATGATGACAAATGGCCGATCCCCTATCCATGACGGCGGCGGTTGATTTAATTCGTGCCGCTGCGCAAGACGCCCCACCGACCGAACAGCCCGAGATTGAAGCGACAGAGCAACCGGACGAAGCGCCGGCGAATACAGTCGAAGCGGGCGAATTGGAAGTTGAGGCTTCAACGGATGACGCCGAGGAAGCTGCGACTGAAGATGAGACACCCGAAAACGTAGACGACGCCGACGAAGCCGAGCCAGACGACGAAAATGTCTATGAATTGCCGGAGGTTATGCAGCGCGGCGAAGACGGCGAGTGGTATATTGAGACCAACGTCTTTGGAGAGAAAAGTCTCGAACGTCTTGACAGCGTCATCGCGAGGGCGCAAAAAGACAAAGCAGCGGACCAGCGCTTGGTTGATGCGAAAGAACAAGCTCGCCAAGCGCACGAGGCCCAACGACAGGCAACAGCGCAATTGCAGGCTTACGGCGAGAACGTCGCGGCATTGCAAAACGAACTGACCGCCCTGCAAGAAGCAAGCAGGCTCACACCGGAGCAAGAAGCGGCTTTACAGGCGGAAAATCCAAACGCGCTGATTGAACTGAAAAAGATGCAGGAGGCCAGGTCTGCCCGCCTCACTGAATTAAGCCAGCAACAGGCAGCAGCCAAACAAGCGATGGTCGAGCAGAACACCCGGCTCGCTTATGAATTGCTCCCTGAATGGCAAGACCCCGAAGTGTTAGCCCGCGAACGCGATGGCATCATCACCGTCGCCAAGGCCGCTGGGTTCAGTGACGCCGAGGTTTACAACGAAATCGTGGACGCCCGCTACTTGCCGGTTTTCCGCAAAGCGTGGCTGTACGATCAGCAGATGAACAAACAGCAGACGGCCAAGACCAAGGCCCGCAAAGCTCCCAAACTCGTAAAGAAAAAGCCGCCTGTCGCCCCACCAAGCGAAAGTCAGAAAAAGCGCCGAGCCGCTTATGACCGCTTGAATAAGACAGGCAAAGTGAATGACGCGGTTGAGGCTTTATTGGCTCGCCGCAGCTAATAAGGAACCAGCCTGATGGCTACTACAGTATCAGCAGAATACAAGACCAGCGCCGCCGTTGGTGCGCGCGAAGACTTGTCCGACATTATTGCCCGCATTGACCCATCTGAAGTGCCGTTGCACAGCGCAATGAAAAAAGGCACCCGCAACGCAATCAGCTTCGATTGGCAGGTGCAGGAACTCGCAACCGCAGGCGCAAACGCGCAGTCTGAAGGCGGCGAGATCACGTCTTACGAACAGACCACCACTGACCGTTTCCAGAACCACATGCAGATTTCGCGCAAGGCGTTCGCTGTATCTGGCACGCTGGACGCGATCAGCACCGCAGGCCGCGCGCGTGAAAGTGCTTATCAGTCTGTGCTGAAAGGTCTGGAAATTCGTCGCGATGTCGAATTCACCATGCTCCACGACCAGGTCAAAAGCCTGTCCGATCCGCGCAAAGCCGGCACCCTGTCTGCTTGGATCACCAACGTCGTAAACGCGGCCGATTTTACCGCCGGCACGCACAACGGCGACGGCTCCACGCTTCCTGGTGCAGCGACCGACAGCAACTCTGACGGCATCGCCGACGCTTTCGCAGCGGCAACCCCCGAGGCTCTGTCTGTCGCTAAGATTGACACCGCGATGCAGGCAGCGTTCGAGGATGGCGGCAAGCCGACCATGATCTTGCTGTCGCCGACGCAGAAGAAAAAGTTTTCCGATGCGACTGAAGGCGCGAGCGGCACCGTCAGCAACCAGATCAACTACTCCGCACCGCAGGAAGTGACCAGCGTCGGCGCTGTCAGCGTTTACCTGTCCGACTTCGGTGGTGTTGAAGCTGTTGTGGATCGGTTCGCACCAAACGACCGCGCGTATCTGATTGACCCAGAACACGTCGAGTTTGTGACCCTGCCAGGCCGTAACTTTGCGACCCAAGACCTTGCCAACGACGGCGACCGGGATCGCGGTTTTGTGGTCTGCGAATGGTCTATGGAGTTTAAAGCTCCGAAAGCCCATGCAGCGCTCTACAGCCTGACCACGTCCTAAGCGACAGATCGGGGGGTCTTCGGATCCCCCTTTACTTATGCGGGGTGAAGCATGGCCGGCAAAATCGTCTCTCAGACTACCGACAAAAAAACGGTACTTGATATAACCGACGGCGGCGTCATTGAAGGCGTCTATTCGATCCAGCGCGCCGACAAGATTATTGACCGCAACCGCGTCGAGCGGAACGCGCACCAGCGCGGCAGTCTGATCGGCAACACGCAAAAACATTGGCAAAAAGTCGCCGACATCCCCGAGACGCTTTATTACGATTTGGTCGCGAAGCTGGGTAAGCCCGCCGACAATCCGACCGAATGGAAAAAGTGGCTGAACGATTACGACAACCGATTTTTTCGAACTAGCGAGGGGTCGGTCTGATGCAGAATTACGGCACGCTCAAATCTTTCATTGCCGACTTTCTCGCCCGCGATGACCTGACGAGTCAGATCGGCACCTTCATCACGCTGACCGAACAGCGCATGAGCCGCGAGCTGGATATTGCGCTACTCGAACGCACGACGCAATCAAGCGTGTCTGCGGGCCAGCAGTTTGTCAGTCTGCCGACCGATCTGCGCAGCATTCGCGAAGTCGCTTACGTTGACGGCGGCACGCGCCAAGGGCTGCACTATCTCAGCCCGTCGCAACTGGACGAACGCAAGCGCAGCACAACCACGGACGCGCTGGCTTTCTACAGCATCACGGCAAACGAGCTTGAACTGCTCGCCCCGCCAAGCAAGGCGCTGACGCTCGAATTTGTCTACAACGAAGGCGTCGCCGCGCTGACCGACAGCGAGCCGACCAACACCGTTCTGGCCCGGCACGGCGACTGTTATCTGCAAGGCGCGCTGCACCAGGCGTTCGCGTTTCTGCAAGACGAACAGCGCGCCCAGTATCACGACGCCCTGTTCACGCGCGCGCTGGCCGAGATCAAAAAAGACAGCGACCGTCTGCGCTTCGGCACTTCGGATTTACAAATCCGTCGCGGTGCATCGGGCGGCGGCAGTGGGCTTATATCGGTAGGCGGCAGCAGCGCCGGCACTGGCACGCAAGGACCGCAAGGACCAGCGGGACCAGCCGGACCAGCGGGCGCGGACGGAGCCGACGGTGCAGACGGCTTGGGTTGGACGGGCGGCAGTTACGACGCCGGGACCGGCATCGTCACTTTCACGTCGGATGATGGCCTTGGTTTCTCAACGGGCGATCTGCGCGGCAGTGGGTCTGGCTCAGGCATCGCCAACGTAGTCGAGGACACGACCCCGCAGCTCGGCGGCAACCTCGACCTGAACAGCAACGACATCATCGGCACCGGCGACATTGACCTGACCGGCACAATCACAGCGACGTCTGGCGGTTCGGTCATCCCCTTTTACTTCGCCAATCAAGCGGCATTCCCAAACGCCACGACCTACCACGGCGCAATCGCGCACAGCCATGCAGACGGCGCGATGTATTTTGCGCACGGGGGTAGCTGGAACAAATTGGCAGACACCACCGCCGCAACCACGAGCGTGGCGGGCTTGATGGCCGCAGCCGACAAAGCCAAGTTGGACGCGATCAACCAGTCACTAGCAACAACCGACGACGTAACGTTCAACGACCTGGTGCTGGCTGGCGACTTGCAGGTAAACGGCACAACCACGACCGTTGGCACGACCAACATGGCGGTCGCGGACAGCCTGATCGAGCTGTCAAACGGCTTCACCGGCACGCCGGTTAATGACGCGGGCATCGTGATCGAACGCGGCACCGGAGACAACGCGTTCATGGGCTGGGACGAGTCCGAGGACAAGTTTGTGCTGGGCACTGGCGCGTTCGTTGGCACAGACACCGGCAACCTGACGATCACAAAGGGCGACGCAGCGCTCGGCACGCTGACAACTGTTGTCGGCGGCGTAGATATTGACGTCCGCCGCGCGAAGGTCGAAACGCCGACGGCCAGCGCTGACTTTGCGGGCGGCGCGCGACTGTATAACGTCGCCACCACTGGTCTCACGTTCACGATGGACGACACTGCGCTCAACGAAGGAGACATCATCACGGTTTACGCCAACGGCTACGACGTGACGATTGCGCAGGACGCTACGAACGGATTTGACACAGTTAAGCTAGACGGCACAACCGCAGCCCATAGCGGCAATATCACGGTGGCTAATGGATCTATCGCGACCATCAGCGTCATCAGCACCACTGGCGGCAGCAGTCTGGCGGTCGTCGCTGGGCAGGGCTTGAGCTAATGGGCGCTGCGGCATCCATCATGGCGCTTACGGGCGCGCTGGGCAGCAGCGGCGGGTCTGCTGGATACCTCGACGTGACCACGACGAACTCTACGACTTCAAAAAGCGAGACGCACACGGCTGATGGTACGTTCTCGACAGTAGGTGACGTCATCATCCATGATGGCTGGAACCAGCAAAACACCGCTTCTGCTGTAGGCACTAACACCCAAGCCAACGATGGTACTCTTGTCGTTGCTGGTGCCGATGTAACCGTGGACGTTGAGGTGTGGGGAGCGGCTGGCGGTTCTGGTGGTGCGTCGTGGCCGGGCCGGGGCGGTTCCGGGGAATACCGGAAGGCCCGTATGGTTCTGAAGCCCGGTACATATTACTGGATGGTCGGCGGTGGTGCTGGTAACGGCGGTAGTGGCTCAAACGCTACTGGCGGCTGGGGCGGCGGCGCTGCTGCAGGCGGTGGTATCGGTGCCGGTGGGTACGTAGGTGACAGTGGTACGGCCTTTGCTGAGGGCGGCTCTACGGTGAGCGGCAGAACACAAGCATTTGGCGCAGGTGGTGGAGGTCTTACAGGCCTCTTTGGCGCTTCGGCCCCTAGCCAAGCGGACGCCCTTCTCGTCGCAGGTGGCGGCGGTGGCTACGGATATAAAAACAACGCAGGTCTCGGTGGTGGTTCTGCAAGCACGACACGTAGCGCAACCACAAGCGCGAATGGTACTGGTGCCACTGGTGCGGCAAGCGGGGGCGCGGGTCGCGGCGGCGGTGGCTACCAGCGTGGCGGCGGCGGTGGTGCTGGCTACTACGGTGGCGGTGGCGGTAAAGACACGACAGCCGCTAGTGGCGGCGGTGGTATGGGCTTCACGGTTGCAACGGATGGGCATGCGCTTGTCGGCACTGTTTCCGACACGGTCACTGAAGCAGGTAACAGTAGCGGCACTGCGGGTGGTACGGGTTCCGTCAATTACAGCACTGATCTAGCGTCAAGTAACTCATCCTCAGCTAGGGCTGGCCGTGGCGGCCGCATTGCGATCACGATTGTTGATTTAGGCGGCTGACGCCAGTGTAAACGCGAGGCAAACCAATGATTGATTTCGGCCCTTGGCTTCCTGATCACCCCTCCCTCGGACACCCTGGCGTCCTTTCGCTGCAAAACGCCTTCCCGGCCGTGCGCGGCTTCAAGGCCGTCAAATCGCCCAGCGCACTGACGGGCAACAAGCTCCGCATTGGCGCTGTGTCGGGCGGCGCGGCAGCAACCGAGATTGACATGCCCCGCATTCGCGGCGTTTTGTCGACTGTGCAAGTGCAGTCCGGTTCGCTCGTGACAAACATCTTCGCCGGCACAGACACGCGCCTCGTTAAGCTCGACGCTGGCACCGGCAAATTCCAAGAATTTAACTACGCAAACAGCGCCGCGCCCGACCCGACTTACAGCAACGTCGTGCGCTGGCGGTTTCAAGAATTCGCAACGACAGGATCCGGCGCGCGCGTGGTCTATGCCGCAAGCGGTGTGGGCCAAGCCTTGCAATCTTTCGACAGCAACGGCTCGACCGCGCCCACGTCTGTGTCAGGCGCGCCGAACGCAACGCATGTCGCGGCTGTGGGTCGTTTCTTGGTCTGTGCCAACACGTCAACCAGTGAGGCGGAAGTTGTATGGTCCGCGATAGACGACGCGAACACCTGGACAAACGGCACCGACCAGAGTGGCGCGCAGATCCTCGCGGACACAAGCGAAATCACCGGCCTGATTGGGGGCGAGACGGGCCTGATTTTCACGCGGACGGGCATTTATCGGATGAACTACCTTGGCCCGCCGCTGGTCTTCGGCTTTGAAAAGGTGTCGAACCAAGGCTGTGAGTTTGCCGGCAGTACGGCGGCGCGCTCGTCGAACGAGGCGTTTTTCCTCAGCTCCGACGGCTTCCAGCGCTACGTCGACGGCCGCGTCATCAACATCGGTTCGGAACGCGTCAACGACTTCTTTTTCAACAGTTTCGACCGCAGCCGACCCAACGACATCGAGTGCATTATCGACCCGGCTTCCTCGCTGGTCATCTGGTCCTATCCGAGCCAAAACGCCGACGCCGACGAAAACGACAGCCTGATCGTTTACGACTACACGCTCGACAAATGGGGCATCGCCAAGATTGACCACGAAATGATCGGTCACGTCCGTCAGCTTGGCGCGACGCTGGAAAGCCTGGACACCGACGCTGACGGCAACCCGCAAACGCTCGAAGACCTGACCACGACGCTTGACGCGGGCATTTACGCCGGCGGCTCGACCGTGCTGACACTTGCGCAAAATGGCGCGTCTGGCTCGTTCTTGTCCGCGCTGACTGGCACGCCGCTGACGCTGACGCTTGAGACGGGCGAGTTTGAGCCTGCGGAAAAACAGCTCGTGTTGGTGCGCAGTATCAGCCCTCATATTGAAGGCGCAAGTGCTGACGCCGCCGTGTCGTGCGCCGTGGGTTCGCGGTCGCGTCAGATCGACGTCGTCAATTTTTCTGAGCCGACAGCGGTCAACACAAACAACATCATCCCGGCGCGCAAGACTGGACGATATTTCAGTCTGAAATTCACCGCATCGGGCAACTGGTCACAGGCGTTTGGGTTCAGTCTCGACGCAACGGCACAGGGCCGGCGCTGATGGCTGGCGAGGCGAAACTACCGCCGCAGGGCGGCACACCGCGCGAGGTGGCCTTGGCGGTCAACCAGGCGCTTGATGGCAAACTTGCCTGCGTTGGCACCATGACCACAACAGGCAGTACGACGCAGGTTGTCGCAAACCCGCTCGTATCAGCAGACAGCGCCGTGTTGCTGGTCCCTACATCCTCAGACGCTAACAACGCCACGGTTTCAGTCTCTAATGGCCAAATCACGTTCACGTTCACGTCGTCACCCGGCACGCAAGAAATCAAATACATCGTCATCGGTTGAGGTCTTGCCCGTCCGCCCTGACCTAATCGACACGGTCTGGCCGATCCTCCGTCCCATGCTCGAAAAGCCCGTCGCCCTGAGCCAGGACCGCTTGCTGGTAAGTGACATCTATGACGCGGCAAAAGCGGGCGCTTACCTGCTGTGGATTGTCATTAGCGACAATTCTGCTATTATCGCGACACTAACAACTCGGATTGCTACCTATCCGCGCCGAAAGGCCATGTGCATCGACTTTCTGTCGGGCAGCAAAATGGACTTGTGGCTTGAGACGGTTCTCGACAAAATAAGCGAGCATGCCGTCACCTGCGACTGCGACCTGATCGAAGGCTATGGCCGGAAAGGTTGGCAGCGCACTCTCGAAAAATACGGCTGGCGTCTCGCGTATCCAACTTACCACAAGGATCTGCGCGACCATGTCAAAAGGCGCTGAAACCACAACAACGACCGTCCAAGCACCGGACTACGTCGAAAACCAAATGCGCCGCACGTTCAACCGTGCCGATGCGTTCCAGCCCGAGGTCTACCAAGGCGACCGCATCGCGCCGATGAACGCGGATCAAATCGCATTTATGGACCGCGCGCGCGAATACTCGATGCAGCCGTTTGAAATGCCCGAAATCGACACGTCGGCGCTTCAAGGTGCTCTGGGTCAGACAATCGACACGAGCGGCATGCGGAACATGATCGGACGGCGCGCCGACATGAGCGGCCTACAGGCGATTTCGGGCCAACGCGCGGACACGGGCGCATTGCAAGCCGCCCAGCAGGCCGGAACCGACACGTCGCTGCTTGCGTCTCTCATGGGCCAGCAAAACGCCGCGACGGACATGCTGCAGGGCCAGACCACGCGCGAAGTCACGCCGTATCTGGAAACTGCCGTGAACGACGCCGCTGACCAAGCGCTGCAAAACGTCTTCGCCCGATACGCGAACAGCGGACGGCTTGGGTCTATGTCGTTTGCCGATCAAGCTGGCCGAGGCGTCACCAACGCCGCCGCGCCGATCCTGCAGCAAGCCGCCCAAGCCGACGCCAACCGTCAACAAGCCGCAATGGGCATGCTCGCCAACATGAGCGCGCAGGACATGGGCCGCGACGTCGGGCTGGCTCAATACCAAACGCAAGCGCAAATGTCCGACCTGGCGCGGCAAGGACAGCTCGCCGGATTGCTGGCACAGCTCGACAACCAAGGCATCGGCCGCGACGCACAGATTGCGGGCCAGATTGCCAACATGGAAAACGCCGGCATCAACCGCGATATGGGCGCACAGCAAGCAATGATGGCCGCGAACCAAGCCGACCTCGCGCGTCAAGCAGGCATCGCAGGGCAATTGGCCGGTCTCAGCGCCGAGCAAGCGCGGATGGCCCCGATGGTCGAGCAAATCAATCTGAACCGCATGGGCTTGATGGGCGCAATCGGCGACGCGCAACAGCAATATCAGCAGCAGCAAATCGCAGCGCAACAGCAGCAAATCGCGGAGCAAAACGCAGCGCAGCAGCAGCAGCTTCAAAACATGCTCGCCGCGCAAGGTCTCGGCGGAAACTACTTGGGCCAACGCTCAGAATACGTCGATCCGAATGCGCTCTTAAAACAGCTGACTGGCGCGGCTGTCGCTGGGACTGGTTTGATCGATGCAGTTAAGCCAGGAGGGTTTTTCTAAATGGTTTTCGGATTTGGGCTTTCAGGCGCGGCAGGACAACGCGCCCTCAATCAGATCAACGCCGATCAGCAGGCGCTCGCAGAACGGATCGCAGCGGCAAGAGCCAACCCGAGCGACAACATGCGTCGCGCTGGCGCGGTGCTGGGCGACTTAGGCTCGGCCGCGAATACGGTTTACCGCGCATTTGACCCAATTAATCCGATCGTGGCCACGCAAGATATGTACGAAAGCGGCGTCAGGCTTAAGGACAGCGTCGGCGATCTTGTCAACGTCACGCGACAGCAGGTCGGCGGCGTCTTGGGCAACATGGGCCGCCAGTATGCCAACCGCATTGACGCGCAGGCTGGCATTGACACGCCGCCCCGCCCAATGATGCCCGTGCCAACGTATCAGCAGATTACAAACCCGAAACCGGCGCTCGCACCCCAGCCGGATGCGTTTAATCTGCCGGCCTTTGCCCCTGCGTCCCTTGCCCCTATGCCGCAAGGCGCACTGGCAGCGGAGGCGCGGCAACGCGCAACGCCCGCGACGCCCGCAACACGACGACGCCCTGACGCTTCGGCCGGCCCGATCATGCCGCCGACGCCGCAAGAGCGGCAAGCAAATCTGGCGCAAGCAATGGTTAGCCCCGAAACGCTCGAAGCTGTCGCGGAGGCTGGGTCTGTGCGCGGCGGTAAAAGCGAGCCGATTAAAAAGCGCGGCGGTTTCTCGCCAGAAAATATGGGCATGATTGCCTTCGGTCTGACGCTCATGACCGGCGGCGATATGGACGAGGCACTGAACAACGGCCTGACCGTTCACGGCAACCTCGACGCCATGCGCGACGAAAAAGAGCAAAAAGCGGCCAGCCAAGAGCTGCTGAAAAACGTGCCGAAAGAATACGTGCCGGCGCTTAACGCACTGATCGCAAGCAAGCAGTTTGACAAGGTCGCCGACTACAGCCTGTCGATACAGGAAGAACAGGCCGCGACCGAAGCGGCAAACGCCCAGCGCGCCGGATTGGTCAGCCAGGCAGCAGGCATTTTGGGCATTAGCCCCGACGCCATTTCAATGATGCCGCCCGAAAAACTGGCGCAGATGGTGGTCAATCGCTTCGACGCCCAAGACGCCATGCAGATCAACGCGCAAAAGGCGCAGATCGAGGCCAGCAAACAGGCGGCGCTTGAGGGTGACAAGTCTGCCGGGATTGATTTCTTGGCGGCTTACGGCGTAGACGCGACGAACCTGCCCGAAAAGGCGATTAACAAGCAGATCGAAAAGTTGTCGGTCGGCCAATTCAGCCAAGGCGAGAGCAACGCCGCCGGTCACGCTTACATCATGGCGAGCGTCATCCCGCGCCTTGAGTATCTGGAAGACAACGAATGGGATCCGCTGACAGGATTTAAAACGAACCGTTCAGCGCAAGCCGAATACAACCAGCTTATGAACGAGCTTGCGCTTGCGATTAACCGCAAAGACAGCGGCGCGGCAATCAGCAAGTCAGAAATGGACGAAGTCCGCAAGCTGTACGGGTTCAAGCTCAAAGCGACGGGTGGGGCAGCAGCCGCAAACGCAGCGGCACAACAGCAGCGCCGCAACAAGTACGAGGCGATCAAGGGTCAGGCTGGTTTGGCTCTGCCTTACATGATGGTGAACAACCCGATCATGTACGACGACGACGTGTTGGCCGGCGGCGTGGCGCTTGGCGTTGAGACAGGTTTCACGCCGACGCGCTACAGCACAAACCCGCTCGGCATCGAACTTGAGGGGGTCGAGTAAATGGAAAAGTGGCGCGTCGTAATTGACGGTAACGTCTACACCGTCCCAAAAAGCAAAGTCGGCAGTCAGCGCGAGGCTGAAGCGGCGGTTCGCAAGTTTGTAGGCGGCAGCGGCAAGGTTACGCAAACACGGACCAAACGCCAGCCAGCGCGCCCGAATGACATTCTGACGGGCCTGTCGCAAGGCGCAACGCTCGGCGCAGGTGACGAGGTTTTCGGTCGGCTTGAAAGTTTCTTAGGCAACACGCCCGCCGATGACGCCATTGCCCGCCGCCGTGCCGACTATGATGAAGCCCGCAAGCGCGCGCCTGTGATGACAATGGGCGCGGAATTCGCTGGGTCTTTAGTGCCGACCCTTGGCGCTTTGGGCGCAACGCGGGGCAAGGCTGCGGGCCAACTGCCGATGGTCAAAAGTGCGCTCGCCCGTGCGTCCCTTATAGGCGCGGCAGAGGGCGGCATCGCGGGCTTTAACACTGGCGAGGGTGACGCATCGCAACGCGCCCCTGGTGCCGCTGTGGGGGCCGCTCTGGGCGGTGTGCTGGGTGGTACAGGTCAGATTGTTGCGCCTAAGATTTCAGACGCCGGCAAAACCCTTATGGAAGCCGGAATGCGGTTGACGCCCGACATGCTGGGCCAGCCAGCGCAGCGCACTTTGAACATTCTGCAGAAAGTGCCGTCGCCGTTCCAAGCGCGCAAAGATGAAAGCCTTGAAGCGTTCAACGTGGTCGTCGCGAATGAAGTGCTGAAACCAGCCGGTAAGACAATCGCAAACAAGTCGGGCCGCGAGGCTTACGCAGCAACGGCGGACGCGATCAGCGAGGCTTATAACGACCTTCTCGATCCCATCGCCTCAATGGACCTCGAAACCTCTTACACGGCAGCGCTTGAGGCCGCGAACGCTTCAATCGGCTTGTCGAAAAAATCGCTTAAAAACGCAATGAAGCAAGCCAAAGCGCTCGATAATCTTGTCACGCAAGGCGCGGTCACGGGCAAGCAGTTCAAGAACGCTGACAGCAAATTGCGCGGCATGATTGAAAGTTATCGCAACCAAACAAAGCGAGCAGATTTGGTGAGCGACCAACAGGCGGGCCGTGATATTGCCGACGCGCTTGAGGCTGTGCGCGAAGATATGTTTGACCGCGCCGCTGCAAGTATTGGCGGCGACTTTGGCGAGCGTCTGCGCGGGGTCGATTACTCATACAAGCTACTGCAAACGCTGCGCCGTGCCGTTGAATATACGGGTGGCGACGGCGAAACCTTCAGCCCGGCCCAATTGCTGATGGCGGTGAAAGCCATGAACAAGCAAAGCGACGCGTTTGCTCGCAGCGCCGCACCGCTTCAAGAACTAGCGGAGGCCGGCAAAAACGTCTTCGGCGCTGTGCCGTATAACTCCGCCGCCGATAATGCCGTTCTGTCTGGTCTTGGTCTAAACCAAGGCATTCTGCCCATGCTCGGCGGTTTGGCCGCTGCCGGATACGACCAGCGCGACGACGGGCAACTCGGGCAGCTTGGCGCGAGCGGCTTGGCGTTGGGTGGGTTGGCGCTTTTGGGCCAGCGCCCCGTTTACAACCGCCTTGCGCCGGCAGCGGTCACGATTGGCAATAGCCGTTTCGGGCCAGGCTCAATCATGCAAAACGCCGCGCCTTTCCTAGGCATGCAATCCGGTCGCCTTTTCAATGAGGATCAAAACTAATGCCACGCCAAAACCTGACAGAACTGTCACCCACCGCGTCGCTCAATACCGACTTCAACGGCGTGTCGGTCGCCGAGGGCATGCAGCCGGGCAACGTCAACGACGCCATGCGCGAGCTGGCCGCGATGCTGGGCGACGCGTTTGCCCTGGCCTCCCCTGGCACCAAGCTCACGGCTGTCAAAGCGGTCAACTTTGTCGTTGCCGATGACGCCGACAAGATCACCGTCGGCACGACGACCCCGACCGAGATCAGCCACGACAACACCGCCGGCACGACCACGCTGGACGCCGAGAGCAGTCTGACCATTGAAGTCGGAACGCAAGCCGCGCCCGGCGCATTCAAGATTGACGGCTTCGACGGCACGGCTGGCAAAAAGACAATCGTGCAGGTCGGCACTGACAACGGCATCACGCTCGGCGACGCGACGGTCAGCCCGACCAACGCCGTGACGGTCAACGGGCGCGTTTCTGCAACGTCATTCGTGGGCGATGGGTCCGGCCTGACAAACATCGGCACGCAAGACGGCGCTTTCCCCGTCGGCGGGATCGTCATGTGGTCCGGCACGCTCGCCGCAATCCCGACCGGCTGGGCGCTCTGTGATGGCACCACGCAAAACAGCGTCGCCACGCCCGATCTGCGCGACCGTTTCATCGTCGGCACAGCGAACGCGACCAACCCTGGCACAACGGGCGGCGCAAACAGTCTGTCGCTGGATGAAGCGAACCTGCCGAGCCACACGCACGGCGCGGGAACGATTGGCGACGGTCACAGCCACACTTTCAGCGGCACAAACTCGCACAGCCACGGCGACGGCACCTTAGAGGCCGGCAATCACTCGCACAGCTTGAGCAGCACCAGTCACAGCCACTCGATCAGCTACGGCATGTCGACGGTTTACCTGCCCGTGTCTGGCTCGCAAACGTCAGTCGTCACAAGCATCGGCTCCGGCGGCAACAGCGCCAACACCGGCTCGCAATCAGTCGGCAGCAGCACCGGATCCGAGACGGCTTCGATCACAGGCAACACGTCAAACGAAACAATCACAGTCAGCGGCACGACCAGCCCGGCGAACCTGTCTGGCACGTCCAGCCCGGCCGGATCCGGCACCGCGTTTGACAACCGCCCGGCCTTTTTCGCGTTGGCGTTCATCATGTACGTCGGCACCTAAACCCTCAAAGTCAGGAACTAACAAAATGGCTCAAAAATTCGCATCAAACTATGCGCTGCAACCTGGCAACCCTGGTCAAACCGGCGTTGTGCAGGTCGTGTCGCTGACCGGCTCCGTCTCTCTGCAAGGCACAGTGGACGGCACCAACTGGACCGAAATTAAGAACTACGACAGCGCTGCAATTGATGGCGTCATTCTCGCGCCAAAAATGCGCGTTGTGCAGACTGGCGGTTCTGACGCTGTGGTCTGGTTGGAGGGCTAATCAGTGTCGCTTAATCTCAGCAAAACATTCGGACTGATCCGCCCGATGACGCGGTCTTTGTTGCTGGGTACGAGCACACTGACCCGCTTTGCCGTAAACGGCGTCGAAGCAGCCTTGGCCCTCGACTTCATCGCCAGCGAATACCGCACGGCCAACACGTCAACGACCTTCGCCGACGCCTTCACTGGCGACAGCCCCAAGCTCACCTACAGCACCGCCGCTGGCAGCAACAGCACGATGACGCAAGGCTATGGCCCGGAGCTGGTGGAGAATGGCACGTTTGATACGGACACTGGCTGGACGCTCGGCGCTGGCTGGACGATCTCGGGTGGTGTTGCCACTAAGGCTGCTGGGCTGTCTTCCGTGCTTGAGCAGCTTGATGTTGTGCCAAGTTCTGGGCGGGTGTCCGTGACTTTCGACGCTACGAGGACGGCTGGCGTTCTGTATGTGCGGGCTGGCGGCAACACGAACCAAGCGTCGGTTTCCGCAAGCGGGTCATACGAGTTTATCCTAGACGCACAAGGCGTTGACACAAAGCTACGGTTTGTTGCTGACGGGTCATTCGCAGGCACCATCGACAACATCTCCGTGCGAGAAGCGCCGAAGCTCGTCTGGGCGCCGCACAATTTGGTGAACTACAGCGAGGACTTTTCCAACGCTGCGTGGTTGAAAGTGGGAACCGTTGCTATCGACAGCACCTTGGTCACAGGGCCAGACGGTACGCCATCAGGGCGCAGGGTGTTGAACTTGAATGCGGCCTCTGGCGATAGACTTAACTGCGCCGTATCTGTCACGAACTCCACTGTTACAGGGAGTTTCTGGGTTAAGGGCGAGGGCGCTAATATCGGCAAAGACGTTTTGATGTATGTCAAAAGAAACGCAGGCACTTTTGCGGGGAGTGCTCACGTCATTCACACTTTGACATCTGAGTGGGTGCGCCTTGACGCCACCTTCACACAACTACCTGATAACACGGGAGCTATTGTTGTCTTAGGAAGCCCGTCAACAAACTCTGCCTCTGAAGTTCTGATTTACGGCGCACACGTCTACCGCTCCGACCTCGGCGGCATGGCACAAGTCCCCGGCGCTGACACAGGCTTCGAGTACTACGTCCCAACCAACGGCAACGCTGAGTACCTGCCTCGGGTTGGTCATCACGTTTACAACGGGTCGACGTGGGTGAACGAGGGGCTGCTGATCGAGAGTGAGCCGAGGACGAACCTTTTGACGTACTCGGACTTTAGTTCCGGGTGGACGGCAGGCAGCAGCACCTCAACCCCTCTTTCAATCACGGGGCCAGACGGGGAAAGCAGCGCAACCGACCTCGTATCTATCTCAGGCACAAGCTACGGCTTGAATAACCTGAGTACAACGGTAACAGCCGCAACCCACACGGCGTCTGTTTACTTCAAGGCCAACGGTTTTAACTACGGCAAACTAACGTGGTCGTCGGCCGCCAACGGCACTGAATACGCCGTATTCGATTTGGTTGCAGGTGTCATTACTGGGGGCATCTACACAGGAGCTTCGATAGAAGCAGTAGGAAACGGCTGGTATCGGTGCAGCATTACAACTCCACTGTCTGCAACTGCATCGGGTGGCTTCTACGTTTGGATGAGCGACGGCACCATCAACCGAAGCGCAGGCGTCACAGGCGACGGCACCTCCGGTATCTACGTCTACGGCGCACAACTCGAAGAAGGCGAGGCGATCCCGAACACGAACCCCGTCCAGTACAAAGACGCCCCCACCCCAAGTTCCTACATGCCGACCAGCGGCGGGACTTACACGAGGACGGCGCAAAGTCTGACGGTGCCTCCTGCGGAGTTCGGCTGGCCGGAACCTGAGTACATCGGGCCGGAGTTGGCAGACGGTAGCCAGCTTGACAAGCGTAGCGGCACCGATGGAACAGTTTCAAGGACCGATGGCATCATTTCGTTCACTCCTGCGGCTTCAGGACTATCCACCGCAATCAGCGAGGAAATTACTGGGCTGACTGTAGGTAAGGTTTACGAGTTCCGTGGTCGGGCGAGGTCATTGACCGCTGACAGCGGCACCCTTCAGTTGCGCACCGGATCAGGTGGCGGTGGAAGCGCTCTCGCAACGTCTTCTACTGGCCTCACAACCTCGTTTGCGGATTTCTCAATCATCTACAGGGCGACTGACACTTACGTGCATCTGTCTTACCTTCCGGGCGCTCGCCAAGACATTGAGATTGTTGAGGCGTCTCACAGCTTCCGAGAGATCAACCCGCTCTCCGTCTCGTTCCAGATGGATGGCCGGATGACTTATGCGGATGAGGATACCAGCATGCCAACTCAGGGTGACGGTGCTGAAGTGGACTGGGTTCGTTGGAAGGTTGGCAACAAAGATTTTGTGAGCATTCATTTGGTCACTAACGGCACCAAAACAGGTGAAGTCGGATTTACGCAGCGGGAGACTTCCACTGGTTTTAAAATATCAAGAGAGACAACTGATGGCACCTACTCCCCCGGCGTGCTCGTCCCGTTCAACATTGCGTCCCGCCACGGTTCCACCTTCGTCAACGGCGCAGTGAACGGTGTGGCACTGACTGCCAACACAACCCCAACGGCACTCCCAGACCTGTCCAGCACGGACCTCCAGATCGCCTACGACTTCATGGGCACCATCGGGACGTTCAGACAGTTCGCAGGGGACATCGGGGACGCTGGCCTTGTCACGGCGACGAACCCAAGCACTGAGCCAACCCTGAGCCTGACGTTCGACGGCTCTGAAGGCTCGTTCTACAGCCTCAATTGGAGTGAATAGCATGACGAAAGTACATGACAATGCGACCGACCTCATCACGTTCGCTCGCAGTTCTTCCGGCACGGCTTTGCGGCGTGTCGGGTATGGTGATGATCTTGCAATTACGTTCAGTAAAACTGGAGACAACGGGACCAACACCGTAACACTTTATGATGACGGGTATGACATCAACCAAGTCGACGCAAGCTCCATCGCTAAAGCGTACATAAACGGAACTTTTGAAGCCAACAAAACGTATGTTCTTGCCGGAGACTACACAGTTTCTTCGGGCAGCTTCAAAATAGATCATTCAAATCTTGCGGGAGGAGCAATCACTGTTTCTGGGCACACAGTCTTTCGACCCTTAACCGCAGTCACCTCTATCGGTATTTACAGAAACGCCATCCCGTCAGCGGCAACATTTAGAAACATCTCCGTCAAGGAAGTCATCTTCGACCGTGCCACTGACGACCTCGTTCTGTTCAATCACCCCGACGACATTCCACGGATCGAGTACGCTGCTGACGGGTCACTGAAGGGGCTGCTGATCGAGGAACAGCGGACGAACTTGGTGACGCACTCGTTTCTCTTCCTC